CGAGGCGACGGACCTCAAGGGCTTCATCGAGGCGCGCGACTCCGACTTGCGCGATCTCTCGGCACTGAGCCAGACGCCGCCCCATCACATGCTCGGCCTCTCGGCGAACCTGCAGGCCGAGTCGCTGGCCGCCGCGGAGACCGGACTGCAGCGCAAGAGCCGCGGGCACCGCACATCTTGGGGCGAGTCGCACGAGCAGTTCTTCCGGCTCGACGCCCACCTTCGCGGAGACCGTAAGGAGATGCAGGCCCACGACCTGCAGACCGTATGGCGCGACACGGAGTCCCGCTCGCTCGAGCAGGCGGCGATGGCGCTCGGCATGCTCGCGACGAACCTCAAGGTGCCGGTCGAGATGCTGTGGGAGCGCATCCCGGGCTGGACGGACAGCGACGTCGCGCGCGCGAAGAAGCTCGTCGGAAGCGGTGTGATCGACAAGCTGCTGCTCGAGCTCGAGAACGAGGCGAACCAGGGCGTCCCGACCGGGGCCGACCGTGGCGCTGCTTGACCGGATCGTTGGCATCGACACGGCGCACCGTCGGCGACAGGTGGCGCTGCAGTCGGCCGTCGGCCTCGGCGTGTCGCGCTACTTCTCCCAGCTGACCGTCGAGGACATTACCGATCCGGACTCGGATGCCGTCGAGGAGTGGCTCGAGAAGTCGACAGTCCTGATCCAGAACGTGCGCGACCGCTCGGTGGCACTGGGCCGCGACTACTTCGACGATGTGCGCGAGGTTGTCGTGCCGAATGCGGAGCCGTTCACGCACGACACGCCCGAGCCGGCACCGCTCGAGCAGATTCGCACGAGCCTGTTCGTCATGGGCGTCGTCGGCGCGCGGAACCGGATCAAGAAGACGCCGGAGGCCCGCACCTTCGAGGACCCGTCTCGTCAGCGACAGTCGGATCTCATTCAGCGCGGCACGTTCGACGACATCCTTGCGCTGTCCGGCCAGGAGGCGGGCGCCGCGGCCAGCAGGATTGCCGCCGATGGTGGTCGGGAGCAGGTCAAGGTCGACGTGCAGGCGGATCGCCGGGCGCTCGGCTGGATCAGAATTACGCGCGGCGTCGGCACATGCTATTTCTGCGCGATGCTCGCAAGTCGCGGCCCGGTTTACCAGGAGGACTCGTTCGATGAGTCCGACGTGCGCTTCGAGGGGCCCGGCCGTCACAAGGTCCACGACAACTGCTCGTGTTCGCTCCGCGCAGTTTTTACGAGGTCGACGGCTGAGATTCCGCAGTGGAACTTTGACCAGATAGATGCATGGCGCTCGCTGAGTAATTCGCTCGGGCGCTCTCCGACGGCAAATGACTGGCGAGTCATGTACGAAGGTCGCGCCTCCGTCGCGTAGCTGCTGTGTATGATCGGGCGTAGCCACAGACCACAGCAGGATGTGGACGATGCCACAGGAGGCAGCCAGCATGACCATCGCCAAGCCCAAGCCGCTCAGCGAGTACCAGACTCCGTGGGAAGCCAAGGAGACAGACTTCGACCCGCAGAAGGGCAAGGAGTTCGTCCACTACCTTCACACCGAAGCCTGGGAGGCTCTCGAGGGGAAGAAGGCGGAGAAGAAGCGAGCCGACGATCTGCAGGCCAAGCTCGACGCGAAGCAGCGTGAGGGCGAAAGCGAGCAGGAGAAGAAGGATCGCGATCTTCGGGAGGCGAACGAGCGCGCCGAGAAGGCCGAGAAGGCCACGAAGGACGCGCTCAAGTGGAAGGTGGGGCTCGAGAAGGGACTCACTGCCACGCAGGCGGCGCGCCTTATCGGCGACACCGAGGAGGAGCTGACGGCGGACGCCGACAAGCTTCGCACCGACCTCGGCATCACTGACAAGGCTGACGACGACGAAGACGGTGGCGACGGCGGGGACACGCCTCGCGTCACGCCGACCACGAAGCTCCGCAACAGCGGAGACCCGGCCGGCGACACGCCGAACTTCGACGTCGACAAGGAAGCGGAAGCCTACATGGCCCGCTCTCGCGGCTTCTGATCCACAGACATCCTGCCAACGGCACCGGCCGGCGGCCTACTCAGTAAAGGAGCACCATCGTGGCCGTCATCAAGGCCAAGCCGGAGAAGGTCGTCCGCCTCGCGCTGGCGATCATGGAGCGTCGGCTCGTCAGCCCCTACATCTCCACGCGCATCCCGGACGCTGGCAACGTCTTCAATGGCGCGAAGGACGACACCGTCACGCTGGACGTCGGTCGACTCAAGGCCGTCGCGCGTGACTACGAGTGGCGCACGCGCACCGCGCCGATCGTCATGGACGACATCCAGGGCGAGGGCAAGATGGCCTTCAAGCTGGACAAGCACGTCGTCTCGGCGACCGGCCTGACGCTCGAGCAGCTCACGCTCGACGAGATCAACCTCGTCACGGAGGTCGTCGGCCCGCAGGCCGAGGCCGTCGCCGACGACCTCGAGGCCAAGACCCTCGCGAAGTTCGCGACGATCCCGTGGAAGCGTTCGATCGCTTTCGACGCCGCGGACGACCCGCACCTGGTCGCCATCGAGGCGCGCCGCCTGCTCGACGCCGACAAGGTCGCGCCCCGCCAGGGCCGCGTCTACCTGATCGGCTCGAATGTCGAGGCCGCGTGGCTCGCCACCGACCGCCTCTCGAAGTACGAGAGCACAGGCCAGGAGGGAACCCCTGCCCTCCGGGACGCGATCATCGGCCGCCTGTCCGGCGCCCCGGTGATCTCGATGATGGAGTTGGACCCCAACTTCGTCTGGTACGGCCACCCCTCGGCCCTCGCGGTCGCGAACGTGGCTCCCGTCGTGCCTCGCGGCGCGACCGTCGGCGTCCGGTCCGTTTCCCGCAAGGGATTCGCCGGAACGTGGATCCTCGACTACGACCCGAACTTCGCTCGGGACCGGTCGGTCTTCCACGCCTTCGCGGGCTTCACCGACGTCCGCGACGAGCGCGACGCCAACGGCGACCTCATCGACCCCACCGGCGAGGACTACGCCACCGCGAAGAACGTCCGTGGCATCGGCATGACCTTCACGCCGAGCAACGACGGTCTCGCCAACGAGGGATCAGTCCTCGCCTGATCCCCCGGCACACGCAGCGGGCCTCATCTTCCTCGGAAGGTGGGGCCCGCTGCCGTATGCTGGCGCCATGACCCCGCTGCTCGATCTCGAAACCCTCGCGCTCGTCGCGCGGCAAGAGCCGTTGACGAACGTGCCGTGGGCCACGTACTGCATCAACGCGGCGTCGGTCATCGTCGCCGACACCGCAAACCACTCCGGCTGGCTCGGCCTTGACGCCGATGGCGTGGAGATCCCGGTCGTCGCAGCTCCGCGCCGCGCAGTGATGATCGCGGAGCAGCTGGCGAAGCGCGCCTACCTCAACCCGGACGCCATCGTCGCCGAGGGAAGCATCGGCCCGATCGGCGGCGACCGCATGATCGAGGAGTTCGCGCGCACCTTCGAGCTCACCGAGACCGAGAAGGCGACGCTCGCCGCGATTGCGGCGGACGCCTATCCGGCCGCGTCGGGCCTGTCGGTCATCAACATTCAGGTCCGGCCGAAGCGTTCCCTACTGACGACGATCTTCATCCCCGACCTCGACCCTCGCGCGGATGCGTGGCCGCTGGGAACTGAGGAGATCGACGGCTACGCCTACACTCCACGGCTTCTATGATGGCTCGCCATCGGGGGGCTCGGGGGCTAGTGGTTGAGTATCGCTGGTCGATCGGCCCGCCGACTCCCCGATGGCTTGACCTGGCCGGCTGGCATGGAAAGCACGTCCGCGCGATCGAGCAGCTGGATCGCGCACTCTGGAAGGCCGGCTTCACCCGAACCGTCTACACGAAGGACGCCTGATGCCGAAGCGAGGAACGGAGACGGTCGAGATCCGTCGCGCGCCGACGAAGGACCGCTTCGGCGACATCGTCCCGGGCGCGAAGGTCGGCGACCTCAAGAACTGCATCGTCTGGCCGCGCTCCTCGAGCGAGAACAGCGACCGCGGCATCATCTCGATCGACGGCCACCACGTCTGGGCGCCCGACCCCGTCGACTTCGACTTCTCGGCGGAGGACGTGGCGGTGGTCAGGGGCAATGAGGAGCAGGTCGAGGGCACGCCCGGCGACTGGCGCAAGGCGAGTGGCACGAAGCTCGGCATCCTCTTCGAGACGAAGCGCTACGGTACGTGACATGGCCGAGAAGGTGATCCGCTACAAGGCCGACAAGCCCGGCGACTTCCGGCCACACGAGGACGGCTCCGGCTCGTTCTCGTCGTTCGCGGTGAGCTCGCAGATGCGCAAGCCGCTCGTGCGCGCCGGCCATGACATCGTCGCCATCGCGAAGACGATCGTGCCGCCGTCCGGAGATCCGCGCAACGGCCACTACAACGACCACTTCGCCGTGCACTCGACCTACGACCTCAAGCTCAAGACCGGGCCGCGCGCCGTCGCGGAGGTCACGAACGACTACTGGACTGCGCCGGCGCTCGAGTTCGGCTCCGGCGATCCTTCCATCGGAGACTCGGCTGGCGAAGAGCGTCCGCAGGGCGGCTGGAACAAGCCGAAGCGTCCACTCGGCAAGGCCGGCGGCATGATCGGAGACTGGCATGAGTGACATCGGCATGCTTCCTGACGTCGACTCGGCGATCCTGGCGCTGTGCGAGGAGTTCATGGCCGGCACGATCCTGCCGGCGAACATCCGCACGGTGGCGCCGACGCCTGGCGCGGACCCGCTACCGGCGGCCCAGCTCTACACCTTCGACGGCGATGCGACACAGATTGACGGCTACGCGGTCTTCGACGCGCACTTCTTCGCGACGAAGTTTGCGCAGGCAAGTCTCATGGCGCGCACGTTTGACAGGAACATCATGCGATACCCTCATCGTGTCGAAGGTGCCCCCGCGGTGCTGCTCGATGTGGTCGAGACGATCTCGATCCCAACAGAGGTCGAATGGGTCGGGGACAACTCGGCTCGCCGCTTCAAGGCAACGTACTCGGTCAGCTTCCGTAGACGCTGACACAGGAAAGGAACGGACACCGTGGCTGGTCAGAACTACGAAGCCCTCAAGAACAAGCAGGGCGAGCTCATCCGCAAGGCGTTGCAGGGGTCGGTCTTCGGGGCGTCGGTCGACGCCGCGGTGCCGAGCGCCCTCACCGACGTCGCCGACTCGCTGCTCCTCACGACGCTTCTTCCCACGACCGGCTCGCCGGAGATGCCGTGGGACGACTTCGGGTGGCTCAGCAACGACGGCGCGCAGTTCTCGCGCGACGTCTCCACGTCCGACGTGACGTCGTGGGGTTCGGTCACCCCGACCCGCTCGGACGTCGTCACCGACACTTCGACGCTGACGATCGTCTGCCAGGAGACGAAGCTGATGACCATCGGCCTCGCGACCGGCTCGACGATTGCCGCTGGCGACCTGGTCGCCGGAAGCGGCGAGCTCATCATCACGAAGCCCGCGCGCCCGTCGTCCAAGGCGTACCGCGTTCTCTCGCTGGCCGTCGACCAGGGCGACGCCGGCGAGATCTACATCGGCCGCCTCCTTCCCCGCGCGAAGGTGACCGGCTTCTCCGAGCAGAGCTTCGGCGGCGGCGACGACCCCATCTCGTGGGGCGTCACCTTCACCGGCGAAGAGGACTCGACGCTCGGATTCTCCGAGCGCTGGTTCTTCGGCGGTCCGGGCTGGAAGGCCCTCGCCGAGAAGATGGGCTTCACGGCGGTCGTCTGAATCCCATAGCGGAACCCCCGGCTGGCAGCGCCGGGGGTTCCGTCCTATAGCGGCCCGGTGCGGCTATGCTTGGGCAGGGATGGCCGCACCGGGCCCCCAGCCACTCAAGATCATCAGGAGCGAAAAATGGCCGGAGCCAAAACGCCCAGCGGCGCAGCAGCCGACGCGAAGGCGGAGTCCCAGTCCAGCGCGCAGGTCGAGGTCAGCGAAGGCAACGTCGCTGTCGCCGACACATCCAGCGGCTCGTTCGAGCCGGTGACGCTCTCCAAGGGCGACGACGAGCGGACGGCCTCGAGCCCCGCCGAGTTCTACGCCCTCCGCTACAACGGCTTCCGCGAGAAGACCGGCAAGAAGTCCTGAGCAACCGCTCGGCGACCCAACCCATCCCAGGAAGGCCCTGCCCAACATGGCTTCTTCACCCGCACGCAGCACGCGCAGCACCGGCGCCAAGCGCAACGTCCGAGCCCTTCCCGCCGGCGACAAGCCGACCGGCGTGACCCTCAACCTCGACACCTACGAGCGCGAAGGCGCGCGGCCCGAGCCGTTCGTCATCGTGGTGGGTGGCCGCCGGATCGAGATGTCCGACCCGGCCGAGATGGACTGGCAGGATCTCGTGGACGTGAACGACCCGTTCGCCGTCGCCGAGACCTTCATGTCCGAGGAGGACGCCGAATACTTCCTCGAGTTCCGGATGCCGGCCCACAAGCTGCAGGCATTCAGCCGAGCCTTCCAGCAGCACTACGGCCTCGGGAGCCCGGGAAACGCCGGCGCCTGATCTACCTCATCGGCAAGGTAGGCCAGGAGATCGAAGTCGACTTTGCCAGAGAGTACCCGGAAGTCAACCCGCGTACTCTCTGGCAAAATCGTCAGTGGAGATGGCTGCTCAACCTGATCGACCATCTGCCGCCGAACAGCCACACGAACGCCGCGCTCTCGAACGACATCGAGTATGCCGAGATGGTCCTCAAGGCGAAGGCCGATGCCGAGGCGCGCGGCGTGCAGGTTCGTCGCGGCCCGTCGGCGGCCACATGGTCGCCGGAAGTCGACATGCTCGCGCACGTTGTTGACCGACTCGGCGCGCTGGCTGCTGGCATGTCAGGCAGCCAGAAGGCTCCGCCGCTGTATCCTCGGCCTCGCAACGCTTTCGAGCGCGCCGAGTACCGTCGGCGCCAGAAGGCTCACGAAAGCCTCGTAGCCCGGGTTCTGGGACCGAGACCGTAACGAGGGAGACGACCTGTGGCGGGCAAGCGGTATAGCGCCGGACGCATCTTCCTGCAGGTCGTTCCCTCGTTCAACAACCTCCACCGGAGCATCGCCCGGGAGGTCGCGAAGGCCAATGAGCCGCTCGCGCGCCAGCAGGAGGAGCTGGGCGCGAAGCAGGAGGAGGCCCGCGCCCGCGGCGTGCGCAAGCAGCGCGTCAAGTCGCAGGACCAGGAGCTCCGCGAGGCCGAGAAGCTGGCCGAGCGTCAGATCAAGCAGTTCCAGCGCTTCTCGCAGGGCATGGTCGACTCGCGTGTGCGCGAGGGCCAGCGCGTCCGCAGGGTCGAGGAGAAGAACGCTCGGCAGCTGCTCGACCTCATGGTCGGCAATGTCGGCCGCGAGGCGAAGGCCAGCCAGCGCGCCAAGGAGGCGCAGCTGCGCTACACCGAGGCGTTCTACTCCCGCCTGGGCGCGGCCGAGAAGAAGAGCGCCGACGGGCTCAAGAAGACG